GTTGAAGTTAAGGCAGAAGGAGAATTACCGAGAGACGAAACTAAACAATGTTGGTTATGTGAATCTAAAGGTGAACGAACTTTACAGAACCAAGCTGAAGTTGATACATTTATTTATGAAACCTATTATAAGAAGTAATGAAGTATATCGTATTACTGATTCTTCTATTTGATGGAGAATTAATAACCGAACGAATCTCCTATCCGATGTCGCTGAGATGCTTCGACGCGGGCCAAGCCCACATTGAAACAATTGCTAGCTACAAAGAACTAGGTCTAACGGGTGAGGCCAAGGATCAAGGATGGTATCTTCATGACGGAAGAGGCACGGTCCAGGGATTCTATTGTAATTAATAGGTTATAGATTCTTTACAGTAATACTTCATGGCAATTTTATGTTTATTCACATAAGCATAGCCTAATTTGGTCATTACGGCTAAAGACTCTTGATGGGCACGACGGGAGCACTCATACCAGCTATCAAATAAGACAGGGTATTCCATAGGGGCCATACATTCCTGACCATTCAAAAATGAACACACCCAGAGTACTAAAATATATTTCATAAGCCTATTGACAGGTATTATATTATGGGATATATCACATATATATGAAACCAACAGAAAGAGGTATAACACATGACAGACATTAGTCGATATAAAAATGTTTCGTTAACAAAAGAAACTTATCAGAACTTAGATAAGATTAGAAAAGTCATCACTCCACACATTGTTCAAAGTCGTAGTGGAACTATTAACATTCTAGTTAATAAGGAGTTACAAAAGCTTAATGGCAAATCAAAAAGGGAAACATAGGATTTGCCCACGCTGTAGAGGAAATGGATACTTTAAAGTACCCAATAAATCAGTTGAACAAATTGGTCAATCCATTACAGTACAGTGTCCTATGTGTAACTCAGAAGGAGAAATAGATGATGAGGGTGATGATATTATTATTACTTCTGACGGCATTAACACACTGCAGTGAGTTTGCTTTATTAGCAAGTGGAAGCAGTGTAGCTATCAGTCAGAATGTTTACGCCAAGGCTTATAGTGGCATAGATGTTTTAACAATTATAAGTACAGATAAAGATATAAAAACTCATGTATATGAGAATATCAGGAAGGATATTCAGTGACACTTGTTTATGACAAGAATGGTAGACCTTACGAAGATCTACAAAAAGAAATTGATAAGTTAAAAGAAAAACATATAAAAGAAATTGAACACGTAAAAAAGGAAGCCGATGTATTAATGATGAAGAAGATCATTAAATACGAAGAGCAAATCTCTAGGTTAAAAGATGACATAGATCGATTAGCTGAGGAGAATAATAATATAAAAATTATAAAAGAAAGTAATAAATGAGAATAATGTCACCAACTGAGAGAGCCTACGTGGCTGCCATCATAGATGGAGAAGGATATATTGAATTTAAACAACGCGAAAGAACCCGTCATGATCGACCAGGAAAACCAGTTCATACTGTTTGGAACATTCGTTTAGAAGTTCCTCAAGTGGACGGGAGACTGATTGATTATTTAATGGCGACTACTGGTGAAGGCGTCAGGGATATGAAAACTTATCCTAATAATGATAAATGGCAAGACCAGCACCGATGGCGCGTGGGATATCGAGGAGTTTACCGAATCCTTAAGCAGGTGGAAAAGTATTTAATTGTAAAAAAGGAAAAAGCAGAACTTGTTGTTAATCACTATGACAAAATTTTTTCTAAAAAAGTTTTTGGAAAAGGAGGGTTCGGAGTTAAATGAATAAAGAAGATAAACTATACCATGAGATATTAGGACATGTTTTAAAACTACTCAGTCGACATGAATCGATTGATATGATAGCAAGTTGTCTAATGATTATTGCTCAACGTCTTTACAGGACTCACTTGAGTGAAAAAGATTATAAAACAATTATGAAAGTTGCAACCGAAGTAGAGGTACAACCTTATGATATTAGAAAAGGAACATTACACTAATGTATAGACCTTTACGACGTGGATTATTTATTGAAAAGTCTAGTATTGATGGACTAGGACTTTACACAAATGTAAAACTTACCAAGGGTACTAACCTTGGAATGTCTCATCTTGAATTAGGCAAACTTATTTTAAGAACTCCAACGGGTGGATTTATTAATCATTCGGATAAACCGAATTGTGTTAAAATTAAGTCTGTGACTCGACAGCGGGTAAATCCCTTATATGACCATGACTTCACGAAATGGGATCTAGTTACTATTAAAGATATTGATGCTGGAGAAGAACTCACAGTTAAATATACCTTTTACACACTTAAACTAAATCCACAGGAAACATGGATAGAAGGTTATAACAAATGGAAAACTAACAAATGACAGCTTTAAGCACATCCTTAGCATTACCCTTATTGCGAATAGACTCTCCCTATAAGGAATCAGTAACAGGTTTTAAAATATTAATATTGCTAGCTGTTCGTAGATGCATGAAAGAACAGTACTGGAAATGAATTCTACTAAAGAAAAAAAATTAATTAAAAAATACTCTGACCAATGGCGTAAAGATAATGGGTATGTAGATTTCTTAGAACACGCGGAAAAAGAAAAGAAAGAATTAAACGAATCTTATAAAGAATCAGTGAGACAAACTAAAGAAAGAAAAGCAAAAGAACATAATATGGGAAATGTTAATTTTTTAAAAGAAGGTAAATTTATTCTATGTAGTAAGTGTTTGGATAATACACCACACGTACCCGCATGGGGTATTTGTCAACGCTGTGGTACACAGTATAGTAAGGATCTATAATGAATAATATATTTATATTTATATTTACTTTTCTAGGTTTAATGACTCTATTAGCTATTTATATGCTGGTGGTGGTTCTATGAAGTGGAATAAAAAATTTATATACCCTAAGTCAATAAGATCCATGATCGATGGGCAACGTCACTATGATATTGAACACACAAAGTTACCGAGTGTTACGACTATTATTAGCGCAACCCAGTCGGAGGAGAAGAAAAAATCCTTAGCTGATTGGAAGGCAAGACTCGGGGCCCAGGCAGCCGATAGAGTGAGAGATATTGCCGCGTTAAGAGGGACGGCCATGCACACGTATCTTGATGCTTATATTCAGGGAACAGGGCACAAGGACCTGACGAGCGTGGGCCAGGAAGCTGAGCCGATGGCGAAGAAGATTATTAATGACGGTTTAATTGACTTAGATGAGATATGGGGCACTGAAGTTACCCTATATTACCCAGAATTGTACGCTGGTGCGACTGATGTGGTGGGAATTTATAACGGACGCGAAAGTATAATAGACTTTAAGCAAACCAACAAGCCAAAACGTAGGGAGTGGATAGATGATTATTTTGTCCAGTTGGGGGCATACGCAATGGCCCATAACTATGTGTACCAAACAAAGATCCAGTCTGGAATCATTCTAATGTGTTCTAAAGATGGATTCTTTCAGAAATTTGAAGTGTTTGACCAAGAGTTTGTGAAGTTTCAACATGAGTTCTTGCGTAGAACAGACCAATATTACAAAAATGTACCAAAACACAAAGAGGGTCAAGATACAAAAAATGATGAAAAAGTATAGTAAATTAGCCATTAATTGCAATTGTACCCTATGTATACCCTTTTTCCTATAAAATAAAAAAAATTTTTTTTATTTTTTTTAAAAGTGGTTACAATTGGTACAAAAGCTAGAATTGTTGTATACCAACAGTTATTCGCTCAAATTTGTATCTTTTACTTGGATACAATTGGATACAAAAGATACAATTATGCAAAAAAGCAAGCAATACCAACAACTTAAGGGACGCGCGCACATGATTCACTCTTTCTTATTTTCAATTTATAGTAGGGGGAGTATACAGTAGTTATGAAAAGGAAAAAGTCGAAATATAAACACATAGTTATTAATAAGAAAAAATATTATTTCTATAAGATAACTTGGTTAGACATTACAGGTGATGCAGGGCATGCAAGCGCTGATGAGTTTGATAAGTTTGAGTGTGCTAAGATGATTACATTTGCTTATCTGTATAAGAGAACCAAGAAGTTTATATGGACCTTTAGTAGTTTTGATACGAAAGATGAAGTGTTCTCAGATAGAAATATTATGCCTATGGGGTGTGTATTGAAATTAGAAAAGAGAGATGTATAATAGTTAAAAGGAGAAAAATATGCCAATTAAGAAAAAGAAGAAGAAAATAATTAAGAAGAAAAAGAAAAAAACTAAGAAGAAAAAGAAAAAATAGTTAGTCTTTAGCTAAAAGTTTTTTAGCTTGTATCACTTTCTCGTTCTTCTGTTTGATTGTTTTCATTCTTTCATACAGTTGATCGAGATTGAGGTCATCAATCTTACCATGTCTTACGATCTTTTGATCGATATAGTATCCAGCCACCTTACCTCTAGCGATTTCAGTAGTAGCTGCAGCTGCTAGATTCCTATTGTCTTTCTTACCCCTGTCTCTAATTTTACCTAGTTCTTCTAAGTGTCCTTCAAAGCTTATGCCATATTTTTCTCTTACTTCATCTCTAAGATTACTAATGTAGGCGCAAACAAGTGGGTATTTATTTGGGTTGGTCATCTTAGACCCTTCGTTAGCAGCATCAGAATAGCCTGCTAGTCTAGCTGCCTCTGTTTTAGTGATAGGATTCCCCTCGACTCCATAAACTATAAGTTGGGAGAACTTCATCTGCATTGGTGTTAGTTGCTTCTTAGGTCCTGGCATAATCTTGCATAATATAATAGTTATTGTATATATACAATACTAATGATAAACGGAAGACACTTCAGACAAGCTTTAGATAAGTTTTTTATGAGCCCTGTTAGCGGTAACGCAAGGGTGCAGATTCAGCTTCCTGATGGCCAGATGATGGACATTAAGGAAATTAATTTGTTAGAAAATAGATTATTGGGAGACAGCGAGACACACAGATTAGTCATCGTAGCCGAACCAGAAAGAGCTAGAATGAATAAAATTATTGGAAAAATTTAACTCTCTCTAGGGGTAGTTAGACCACCTATGTTAGAGCGACAACTTTGGAGAAAACTCAAAAATGAGTCTAAAAGAATTACGTGGACAAGGCTTGAAAATTGGGCTTTATTCGGTACTCCTGATCTTTTGGGTTACTCTCCTAACGGCAACTTTTTCACTCTTGAATTAAAAGTAACCACCCCTAAAAAACCCTATTTGGTGCGCTGTTCCCCGCACCAAATATCTTTTCACCTTAAGCATCCCAGAAATTCCTATATCCTGGTTGCTTGTTCCCTGGAGCTTGGGCACTTTAGACTTTATTCGGGGTCCGAGATTCTTCAGCTTGTGGACTTAGGTCTTAAGCTTGAGCCCTTATGTTTAGGTTTGCGTCCTTCCGTGGCCCTGCTTGAGGGCTTGTGAGCTGAGCGCTTGAGCGCTCCCCGGTACTTGGGCTTGAGACCTTCGGAATAAAATTCCGCGAGCCATGCCTGTGTTATGATTGGTCTTCTCATTCTAGTGGAGTCCGTACGCGATGTTGGCTGTGTCCCGGTCCCAGCATGCCCTGCAATCCAGACACTGGTTGTCCTGTTCAGCGGCCGGGCAGCTCTTAGCCTTCGTCACCACAGTACTGGTCCAGGGCCAGAAGCCCGGTGCCTGTTTATCTATTTTATGTCCTGACAATCTAATAATTAAATTTTTTGGTATACTGTCAAAATTTAATGGCAAAAATTTGGCTTCACGTGTTGGCAGCCAGTGCCGGGTCCCTGGCGTAAGCTTGCACACTTCGAAAATATTTTTTAAATGCTCTACACCCTGTAGATCTCCAGAGTCATGCCACCTGAACCATGGCGTGTTATCAATTAGTACTACCATTGCTTCAATCCATTTAGGATGTGTCAGGCCCTCCAGACGGCGCGCAAGCGCTGCTTTAACGTTTTTAAATCTATACCGGCCCTTCAGTGCATAGCATCCAGCGCACACTGAGCCCGGGATCTTCACCAGCTTAGCACCTGTAATGCATGCTTGAGCTGGCAGGTTAAATGCGGGTCCTGGCATCTTCGATGGCTTCGACAGCCCGCCGGTTATTTCTCTTGCTTCTTTTTTTAACATATAAATCCTATAATATCCTATTGCTTGGGACCTGTCAAGCTTGAAGGCTTGGACCCTGGTTCTTTATTGGGAGGGCCCACCCGCTTGGACGCTTGCAGGTTAAACAGGGCCGCGGCGTCTTTTTTTTTGATTAATGTATTCCTGAGAGAATGTAAAAACTTCTCACACTTGCGCACGTACGCCGGGCTCAGGTCCCGGCGGTCGTGTATAAAGTAATTAAATAAATTATTGTGTTTGGATCTAATCTTCATCTTCATCCGGTGTTGCGAATGCATAGAAGACGTGATCCTTTTCAACGCGGTCCCGGATCCAATTGACTGGACACTGGTCCAGCCAATCGTGAAACTCTTCAGACATTGGGCTAGCAGGGCCGGGCATCAGTCCAGCACCACCATGTATTGTTTAACAAAATATTTTTTGAACCAGTCCAGACCAGCCCGGACCGTGTCCCAGTCTTCAAAGCGCTCTGCGCCAATGATGGTATCATACACAGCCGCGGCGTAGCCGGGCATCGTGCACTCTTCACCACTGAAGCGATTCTTAATCTTAACTTCTTTTTCTGGGTAGACATGACAATCAAATGGGACGTTCACCTGTGCACCGTACCAATTAATTTTTTTCTTTTTTGGTTTTTCAAACTTCATGATTTCTCCTTTGTTAATCCCAGTATATCCCAGGTCCCTGCAGCTGTCAACAGGTATTTTAAAATAATTCTTGTAACAATTTGTGATTTGACTTATCTCAGAAAATCCTATATACTTGGCCGGTGGTTGGGGATGGCGGTTAATATATATAGGGCGGGCCCACCCTAAAGGGAGGGCCCACCCGCTTGAGCGCTTGTTGATTGGTTTATATTTATTTTTTATTTTTCCTGATCCCAGGCCTATCTCACTGAGGCCCAGCGGCAATTGTTTACCGGTGCACCAGGGCCTACCACTTATAAGGTGGGAGATAGACCAGGGATCAGTTGTTGTGCTACGCTGGCGGACCACTCATTCTAGCTTTGTGGCCATCGCGTCCGTCAATTGCAACCAGAGTTATAGAGGGTTTATATTTTCCCCCGGCAAACAACACCTGATCCCAGGACACTCAAGCAATATTTGGTTTAATGCCTGCAGGGCTCCCAGAGCGTCCAGGGATCAGTTTGGTATTGCATGAAGACGGTAACAAGTTACGGTGTGACATACAACCCAAAGTGATCACCCCCTTTATAGTTTTTAGAAGCGATAAAGGGATAATGAAGCTTCTCAATCCCACTATATCCTATAATAAAAAGAATGTCAATAGCTAAAAAATTTTTTTTACGCTTGGGGGCTTGGAGTCTTTAGGGAGGGCCCACCCAAAAAAAAGAAAAAAAAGAAAAAAATTTATTTGACAAGAAATTAAAATTACTATAATATCCTAGAATAAAGAAAGAGGTAAATTATGAGTAGAATAAGACTAAATCAAGAGTACAGAAATAAAATCGCAAATCGTATGCGAGTACATCTTGAACAAGAAAACACGCAAGAGAAAGAAAAGTTTTTCCAAGAAAGAGAAACTTTCAAAGGAGTGCAAGACAAAGTTTGGGAGTTAGCCAAACTATGTGTATCAAGACAATATCCTGAAAAAGATGTCCAAATGGCACACTATCTTCAAGACAAATATCCAAATGTAAATACTATTGCGAAAGATAGTTGTTTTCATTTTGGCTACATGGCAAAGAAAGAGGGAAAGGAAGAAGATACATCTAGGTCATGGAGTAGAGAGCATGACGAACAAGATGACAAGTATGTCTCAAAACATTTTGACTTTCGTTTAAATGGCGACCTAGACGGAAATGATAGACAAGATGAAATTGAGGGATATAAACCACAATCAAGAGATTTTGGTTATGCTTATTTTAGAGATGAGTTAAAAGCACAAAGTCAATGTAATCCTGACATAACTATTGAACAAGAGGGAAAACAATCAAATCCTCATTGGACAAAGTACCAAGACGCAAATGACAAGTATCTTGGAACTAATAGTGGTAGAGATAATCTAACATCATACGCAGATAAATGGGATAAGGAATATGAGTTAGATTTAATAGGTCGTGAGTATTGTCGTGATAGACAAATAAATGTTTCAAGAGAAGAATTTAAAACTTTTGAAATGTGGCAACAAAAAAAGGGTATGTTGGTTATGTCTCATTACAAATGGATTAAATCTGTTTTAGACCAAATGAATAAGGTAATAAAACCTTGCTTGAAAGGTTGGCGATATCTTGATGAGGCAATAGATTTTGCAACTAAAGCTGGATTAACTATTTCCGAAGATGAGGTCATAAGAACTAACTCAACTGGACTAGCTTTGTATAATCCTGATAATGCAGTACAGATGTTAAATAGTATGAAGAACAAGACAGTAAGTAGAGCAGATAAAATAAAGGCAAGACTAGAGTATGAAAAGAAAATGGGAATAGATGTTGAACAACATTTAAACCCACAATCACAAGTTGTGAATTAATCTTATTGACAAGTGGGATATTATAGTATAATATCCCATTATGTTTAACTTAATAAGAAAGAAGAAACAAATGCCAAATAAAAAAGTATGGTTAGTAATTGAAAAAAATAACTATGGGGAAAACAACAATAGTTATTCAATTTCAAAAACTGCTGACACAATAGAAAAAGCTATGACTTTTAAAGTCTATCTTGAAAAACTGAATGACAGAAAATCAACAACTTACTTCCTAGCAAGTGATATTGATACTGTTATGAATAGTGTAGCTTATCATCATAATAAAGCAGTTGAAAATGGAACTTATGATGACAAAGTTGAAGTTGTTAAATCCGAAGAAAAGAAACTAGAAGAAGAAATGCCATTTTAAATGATTAAGGATTTAATACTTATAATTTTAGGTGCTGGAATTTCCAGCACCTATTTTTGTTGGCAAATACATAAAGATAAAAAAGAAATTAAAAAACAAGAAAGATTAAATGAAATCAAAACAAATTACAGAACTTGAAGAACAATCAAAGACATTCCTTAAAATTATTGACCGACTTGAACAAAGAATTGCAACACTTGAAAAGGTATTGGAAAGCCATGCCAAATGCATTGGTGCAATTAGAAAGATTTGTGATGAGTGATTTAAAATATTGTCAAAGTCCAAGATGTCATACTTATCACACCAAAGACAGATTAAAAGGTTTTAAAGGAAATAAATCTTATCAAACTAGAAGAAGAAGTCATATGTATTATGGCAAAGGAAATTTTTGCTCAATGAACTGTTATAATGATTGGGCAAATGTGTTTATAGATAGAGCAGTTGATTACTTTGGAAGAATAACCGAGCCATTAAAATTAACAGAAGAAAACGCATGGCATAAATCGTTTGAGTGGGATAATGATTATGAAAACAGAACTTTTGTTTTTCGTAATTCAATCACGCAAGAAACAAGACCGATAACCGAACAACAATATGATGATGACAATTATAATATAAACATTTGACAAAGGTATAAATATCCTATATAATCCCATTATGTTTAACTTAAAAAAGAAAGAAGAAAATATGACAGATACGAAAGTAAATGACGCAATCTTTTATATTAGATATTATGCTTTAAAGCATGGAGAACTAATAGAAAGAAAAGGTCAATTAGACGGAGTAGCTAAAGGAGAATACATTTGTAAAAAAGGATATAAATGTTTTAACTATCTTGATGTTTGGGCAACCGAGAAATATGGCAGTCCACAATATAGAACTGCGTCTATGAGTTGGGAAATGTCCAGCTTACCAAGTCGCATAAACTAATTACAGAATAACTTCTACCATATGGAAGTTAAACAGAACGAGGCGAGAAATCGCCTCGTTTTAATCCCATATATTGTGTCAATATAATAATCCCACATAATCCCAGACTAATTGTCGCAGTTGCATAACTATCACAGTTGCATAATTGCAACAGGGCGGGCCCACCCACATCGCCATGCGGGGCGGGCCCACCCGAACTACTGTTGCAGAATTACCACACCCCCACACCCCCACCCCCCTCCCGACTCCCGGGCTCGGGAGGGGGGTGGGATCTTTAATAGAGGTACCAGCTTCAGGGCCGGGCCCACCACATCGGGAGGGCCCACCCCCTTAAACAAGAAAATAGGGGTCCCAAGTTTACCCTTTATTGTCTAATTCAGACATTCATGGTATGACTTTTATAAATAGGGTCCCATAAATGACAGATGACATAAATTTTATAAAAAAATTACCAGTAGACGAACAAAAAGCATACTTAAAGGCGTATTTAAAAGCAGATCAGTTAGAGACACAAAACAGGGTCAAAGGGGATTTTATGGAATTTATAAAATATATTTGGCCCCAATTCATTAGTGGTGAACATCATAAAATTATTGCGAAAAAATTTAACGATGTGGCCAGTGGTAAAATTAAGAGACTCATTGTGAACATGCCACCTAGGCATACAAAATCAGAATTTGCATCTAACTACCTACCGGCTTGGATGATTGGAAAGAATCCAGATTTAAAAATAATTCAAGCTACCCACACAGCGGAACTAGCTATACGATTCGGTCGTAAAGCTAAGCATGTTATTGATTCTCCAGAATATCAAGAAATTTTTGATACAACATTACAAGAAGATTCAAAAGCTGCAGGAAGATGGGAAACCTCACAAGGTGGTGAGTACTTTGCAGTTGGGGTTGGAGGCGCCATGACAGGAAGAGGTGCTGACTTGTTAATTATTGATGATCCACACAAAGAAAAAGATTTATCAAGTAAGGAATCTTTTGATAAAGCATATGAATGGTACACAGCTGGACCTAGACAAAGACTTCAGCCCGGAGGCCGGATCATTTTAGTTATGACACGTTGGTCTACAAGAGATCTAACGGGTACATTACTCAAGGCTCAGGGAGAAGTAAAAAGTGATCAATGGGAAGTTGTAGAATTTCCAGCTATCCTACCTAATAATAAACCTGTTTGGCCGGAATATTGGAATTTAGAAGAATTAGAAGGAGTTAAAGCTTCTATTAGTGTTGGTAAATGGAATGCTCAATACATGCAAACACCAACAGCTGAAGAAGGAGCTCTTATTAAGCGAGGCTGGTGGAGAAATTGGGAAAGTGATAAGCCACCTAAACTAAGTTTCATTATTCAAAGCTATGACACCGCTTTTATGAAGAAAGAAACGGCTGACTTTTCAGCTATTACTACTTGGGGAGTCTTTGAAAAAGAAGGAACTGGTCAAAATGCAATTTTACTTGATGCATTTAAAGGTCGGTACGAATTTCCAGAATTAAGACGTTTAGCTCACGAAGAATATCTACATCATCGTCCTGATATTGTTTTGATCGAGGCTAAGGCATCAGGGATCCCTCTAACCTACGAACTTAGAAATATAGGAATCCCAGTTATTAACTTTACGCCGTCAAAAGGAAATGATAAACATGTTAGAGTGAATTCCATATCC